ATAACACGTTGCAACATTTCATAACATATGATAGATTAGTTCTATAACTGAAAGGAAAGATAATGTTTGATAGTTTATTTAAGAGAACAGACTCACCACAACACCAAGCGCGTGTTTTGTTAATGCGTATAAAAGCAGTAAAGCATCTTACAACGAACGATCTTGCTGAAGAGTCAGGTGTATGCGCAGGTACTCTAACAAAATTCTTAGGTAAAGAATTAGACGTCACTACGAAGACGTATGCACGTATCTTGGAATATATAGAAGCTGAGAAGGGAAGGATTGGATTATGAAGTGGTATACGTTAGAAGAGCGGCCGATTGATGTTTTAGAATTGGATGCTGTATCCCTATTCCATACTAAAATTTTTATGGGTGATTCGCGAATTTTACCAGGACAGATTTATTTCGATACTATTATCAATCAATATCGCATAACTATATTTCTAAGTAGAAGTGCTAGTTTAGATATATTTGAATCAGATATTTTATTGTGGATTCCATCGCAAGAACTATTACGTTCACTGCCCAAGCAATATTTGGATGATTATTATGATACAACGTTAGATTAAGGGTCAAAGAATGAAATGGTATACGTTAGAAGAGCGACCCATGAAAGAAGAATATGAAGATGGACTAAAGGCATGCAAAACAACAAATCCTTATGATCCAACTGATTATTATTGGCATATAGAATATGGAATGATGCATGAGTCATATGCCAAAGAATCTAATGTGAAAAAAGTTGTTTATTGGGTACCCGCAAGAGATCTATATGAGCAATTAACTTTTATGAGCCCTGGCGAATGTAATGATAACAGTCTTTGTACGACAATGATGCCGTATCCTTGGTGTAAAAAACATAGACTTTCAAATGATGTGCCGAAGGACAAAGAATGAAACGGAGTTCTTTAAAATGAAGTGGTATACGTTAGAAGAGCGGCCAATTAAACATGGTGCTTGGGGATTATTCTGTTTTGCCAACGATATGGGATTTGGCAGTATGAGCATAGGAAATGGAGAAAGAAGAGTAAGATTTTTTGAGAAGAATGATTGCCATGATCCTGTAGAATATTGTGTTGATGAAATAATTTATTGGATACCGCTTGAAGAACTGAAACTTACGCTTCCAAAAGATTTAAAATAGGATACACTTTGAGTAATTTGTCTTAAAGACAAAGAGTAAATTGAAATAAAGAAGGGATCTTTCGATCCCCCTAAATTTTGTATATAACGAGATTAGAAGGTTCGTTATATACGGAGTTTTTTCCACCAGGAAAAACACGAACCACGAGGATTCATATGAAAGAATATAACAAATACGAACAAAGTCAAATAAAACAAACACAGTATAATACACAATTTACTGATTGTTTGTTTCAGACTGTCCAAAAAAAACTTTCAAAGAGCGCTCAGCGCTTGTTATTAGAGCTGTATGGCTATCGCCAAATGCCATTAATAAATCCTTCTCAAAAAAGACTTGCTTCTCAATCTGGTTATTGTTTACGTCACATCAGACGTGCTGAAAAAGAACTTAAAGAAAATAATTTAATAGCAATACGTAGGCCCCATGGTTGGAACAGAAGGTTGATTTATACTTTTACAGTTTCTCTCATGGAATTAGGCAAAGCTTTACGTCCGATAATATCGGCTCTCTTTTTGTCAACTCAGCTCTTATTATGCGACGTAGACGCTCAACAGAAAAATGTCCCCCTATTAAGATATAAGGAATTATTAAGAATTATTAAGACTATTAAGAGTAAAGAGACTTATGGTAGTAAGAGGGGTGATGCATCGTTTTCTGAAGGCATCACGGAAATAATTAAAACTATTCCAAAAAAGGGAATGATAATGTCTAATCGGCGAGTAGTAAGTCATGTATTGAAGTATGTTGACTTGAGTGAGGCTCAATTATTTTTATTGGATCAGTATACCGATGGTCAAATAGAGAATGCTATGCAATCTCTGCTCAAAAAAGGCAAGATGGATCGCCCTGACTTGTATTTATTGCAGGCATTGCGAAATATTGTTGAGAAACAAAATAATAATAAATCTGTTTCCAATACAGCTCAAAGTATCTTACAAAAAACGTCCATCAAACAGACTGATATGGTTATTGCGAGAGAAGCTAAAGAAGCTATTCAAATGCGTGTTTCGATGGCCCAGCAAAAACAACTTGAGCATAAAATGTCCGTTTGGAAAGCATTAACAGAACAAGAAAAAATAGATTTATATAAAGATTATACTTGTAATCCTAAATGGTCTATTTCATGGCGCTCGCCAGAAACATTTTTTAAAGAGTATCAAATGTTTAATGATGCAATGCTTGCTGAATCAACTCCATTAAAATCACAGGAAGAGCAATTAAAAGATGAGTTGGAAAATGCTATTATTACTATTACAAAGGTAAGTGCGAACAAGGAGCGATTGATTTCAGAAGGGATGAATGCCTCTTATTGTGATACAGTAATTGATGGCGCTAAACCGCGCGCACATTTTTGCGATAATGAATTAAAACGTTTACGAAGGGAGTAGTGCATGGATATCATATCACCCACATATGAGATCAATGGCCACAAGATGTATGTCATACCCGGAAACCCCACACCATTAGCAAGAGCACGTTTCAGTTTTAAAAATAATGAGCCACGTGTATATGACTCACAAAAGAATACCAAGTTAGTTACGGGTATACACTTAACCAACCAACACGGTGATCATCCCCCTTATGAGGGACCCTTGTTACTCAACGCAACCTTCTACTTTCCCATACCACTCAAATACAAAAATAAGATACTTCCCGGACATCCGTATACTTCGGTACCTGACCTCTCGAATCTCATCAAGTACACGGAGGATATTTGCCAAGATGTCAATTTTTTTAAAAACGATAGTCAAATAGTGCAAATTGTTGCTTGCAAGAAATATGACAACCAGACACGTACAGAGTTTTACTTTATAGAGCTTGATAAAATTAAGGAGAAGTAATGGTAAAAAAGTCTAAACAGGATGAAAGCGATTTGGTTAAAAAGTCTAAGCCTACCATTGTTAAGCCTGCAAGCGCCAATAAGTTAGTTGAAGAAAAGAGGCCATTTGATGACTATTTATGTCAATACTCGTATCGCAGAAAGCCCATATCAGATGCATGGTTAGATGCGTTTGCGTTACGCATGAGGCAATACCCTGACAATCCAAATAACAAGGATGAAGATGGTATAGAGCCTCTTACCTTTCAGGAGTTCTTGGATAAAGAAGGAGTGTCTTGGGTAGATCTCCTGCGATGGCAAAAGAGACATGAGCCTACGCGACTTGCCCATGAGTATTACATTAGACGTATTGGCAGGCGCCGTGAGAAGGGTGCGTTAACCAAGAAGTATGATGCTTCCATGGTGGCACGAGCTCAATGGAAGTATGATACTTCTGATCGCGATGAGCAGTTACGTATCGAAGATAGAGAGGTTGCTCTTATTAAGCTTAAGGCTGAGCTGAAGTCTGAAGCTGAAGGTAATAGCAATCAGCCCATTATTATACAGATGTCTACGTTACCGGAGGTTAAATGATACCCAAGATAGAAATAGTACTGACGAATATAGACGGCAAGTACGCACAGTACACTGTCCACTGTCGAAGCGATACCAAGAGCGTTACACATCAGTTTCCCATCATGCTTGATGAAACGTATGAAGTGTCAGGTAAAAAGAGAATGATGGACTTTATAGTAGAGATATGTGAGCAGAATGAGAGCGCAGCCAGGAGAGAAGAATGAGGCTTGAAATCGGGCGTATATTTGATCAATTGAATATACATCCAAGCCATTTGCCGGCTATAGATTATAGCGTCATAAGTGAAGATCAAGCGCTGAAGATTGTAGAAATGTACTTTGTTATATTACGTCAGCAGCATAGGAAGCTTTTTGAGGATAATAGTCGTTTGTTGAGATATGAATGGTCTACGAAATTACCATTTACTTCTTATAAAGATGTTGATGGAGTTACGCATACTGAGTATAAGACATACGATTTTTCTCTTAAGTATTCGATAAGAAGTAAAAGTTATGGAATCGTATTCAGCGTTACTAGGGATGGGCATTTAGTCTGCCGAAGTCCGTTAGTAAATATTCCCGCATTCTATAAGCAAAAGACACTCAAATGTTTATCATTTTTGATACAAGTTATTGTTGATTTAATTAATGAACAAGGAGAGAAGAATGACACTACCAAATCCAATTATTGATGTATGTATTACCTTACGCAACGGTACACAAATAAAAATGTGTGTTGATACGTTCGGTTCAGGACAAATATGGCAAGACTTAGAAGATAGAAAAAGTTCTAGCGATTTCTTCTTCTGCAAATCCATACGCTCTGAGAACAACTGCATGGTGCGTAGATCTGAAGTAGTAAGCATTACGCAATCAGTAAGACACGCTGATATGAATTACTACATGATGCAATTAGAAGATATGAAGAAGGTATCGAAATGAAACTACATCATGAGGTATCGAAATGAAACTACAAGAACAACAATTTCTTTTTGCTAAAGACGTAGCTCGTTTAATTAAGTACATAGCAGAGTACGGATACACTGTTACCTTCGGCGAAGTATATCGCACTCCAGAGCAAGCAAAGTTGAACGCAGAGAAAGGTATTGGTATAGTAGATTCCCTTCACTGTAAGCGATTGGCAGTTGATTTAAACATATATAGAGATGGTCGCTACTTGTATGACTCAAAAGACTATATCCCTTTTGGGAAATACTGGGAGACTCTTGATAAACAGAACCGGTCCGGGTGTTGGTTTACTGATGCGAATGGTAAGCCTAAGCCAGACGGGGGACACTTTCAGAGGAATTTACTATGATACCACAGCACTTTGCAGGGCCATTCTTTCCACTTGCGGGATTAACGATATTAGCGATACTCATACTTCTTATAATACTTATGGTTGTAGGAGACTTACATGACGACTGATAGTAACATTGGCTTAAAGTTCGGCAGACGTACTGTTATAGAGAAGGCCCATAAGAACAAGACGGGTCAATGGTATAAATTCCGCTGTGACTGTGGTGAAGAGAAGGTATTAGATCTCCGGTCAGTTAAGAAGGGGCGCAGTACACGGTGCCCAGATTGTGCTATGAAGGATGCTCGCAAAGACAGAATGAACCGTAAGCTCTTCTGGAATGATCTTGTTGATGAAACAAAACAGCCGATAGAAATAAAGCATAAAATATCTAATTTTAATGGATTTAACTCGTGAAAAAGATTCTCTTATTTGCTATATTGCCCGTACTTACACCAGCGACTCAATATTTCTCATTTATTGAACTCAAATATTATACATTGCCGCACTCAGATAATATAAACCAAGATGTGTATCATGAAGAGGCATGCATTGCCGGAGTAATCATGCGTGAGCTCGCTAATTCTGGTCTCTGTCGCATCAAAAGAATGGAGCTTATTAAGAAGTATTTGATTGAAAAGAATACCCCAGAGTCGTTACGTTTATGGTCTGATATAGAAGAGTTACTCAAATGATTAAATGGCCCCCTACACACTAGATATAAATCCATTTTATATACTTTTAATTACTGCCCCAAGGAGTTCTTGGGGCTTTTAAGAAGGATCATTATGAAGAAATTATTATTACTACTTTTCCTTTCTAGCTCACTTAATGGATGGCAGTACTTTGATTTTGAACAAATGATGTACTACACCCTTCCCGAAGACCCAACAATTAACCAAGACGAGTATCATATTGAATCATGTGTCGTTGCGGTAATAACTCGTGACTTGATTAACAATGGTACATGTAAGCTCAAGCGTATGCTTCTTATTGATGAACACTTACGCACTAAGAACACACCAGAAGCTTTACGCTTATTGTCTGACCTAGAAGCAATGGAAAAATGATGAACAAAAGACATAATTTTGGCATGACAAAAGATGAAGAATATAAATACTTACAATTGTTATTTAATCAAAAAATTGAACGTTCTGATAATTGCTGGAATTGGAAAGGTAATATATTAAGAGGGCGTGCTCTATTTTCATTTAAACATAAAAAAATGACCGTGCAAAATTTTTCCTGGTTAATACATAAAGGTGAAAGAGCTCCTGACTCAATAGTTTTACAATCTTGTAATAACCATTTGTGTAGTAATCCCGATCATTTATATCTTGGTTCAAAAAAGCAAATGGCTCAAAAAACTTCAAAAAATAAAAAAGTATTTGGTCAAGTGTTGAATACATCCCAAGTTTTTGAAATACGTGAATTACTGAAAACAGCTACTAAGCAAACTGATATAGCAGAAATATACGGTGTAAGTAACTCGACCATAAGTGATATTAAACATAAAAGATCCTGGCATTATATTTGAGGATAAAGTATGAACCCATTCTCCTCAGCGTCGCCATCTTTTTATTGCCTGAAATTGCTTCTCGCACTACTTTGCAACTAAAGCAGCTGTTTTTCATTGCCGCCCTTCCTTTTACCTATAAGCCCGCAGCTGCTTTTCCTTTTTATGATTCTTTATAGGAGAGTTCGTGGAACCCAAAGTAGTAACCTTAGATAAGTTTAAGCCTCGTCCCTATCAATTGCCATTGATGCGTGCTCTTGAAATAGACGGTTACAAGCGCTTGCTGGGTATACTTCCAAGACGAGCAGGGAAAGACCTTACTGCATGGAATATGATGATACGCCAAGCACTGCAACGCATAGGCGTCTACTGGTATATACTGCCAAGCTACGCAATGGGTAAAAAGATTATTTGGAACGGTAAAGATAACGAGGGTAACGATTTTTTAAGCTACATTCCTTCCGAGCTCATCAAGTCCACTAACTCCCAAGAAATGATCATTAAGCTAACTAATGGATCAATGATCCAAGTAGTGGGCTCTGATTCTGCCAAGAACTCACTTGTTGGTACTAACGCAATAGGCATGATCTTTAGTGAATATGCATTACAAGATCCCACTGCGTACCAGTATTTAAGGCCTATTCTTCTTCAAAACCAGGGATGGTGTATCTTCCTCAGTACGCCACGCGCTAAAAATCATTTATTTCAATTGTATGAAATGGCGCTTTGTAACCCTGAAGAATGGTATGTGCTCAAACTTACTGTTGATGACACTAAGCATGTATCAATAGAAGAGATCCAAAAAGACATAGACTCTGGTGAGATGTCATACGATCTTGCACAGCAGGAATATTGGACTAGCTTTGACCTTGGTGTTGAAGGTGCTTACTACACCAAATATCTTGATGATATGAAACGTAACGGCCATATAGACGTTATCCCGTGGGATCCCTCCTTTAAAGTACACTCCAATTGGGATATCGGCATGAGAGATTCCACTGCAATCATCTTCTGGCAAATACGTAACGACAATATCTATGTAATCGATACCTACGATCACTCAGACGTGGGCTTAGAGCATTACATCAAGATACTTGAAGGAAAACCATACCGTTGGGGAACACACTTTGCCCCGCATGACATGCAAGTGCGTGAATTGGGCACAGGGATGTCGCGTCTTGAACGAGCGCGTCAGCTGGGAATAGACTTCCAGATCACCCCAAATCTTTCAATAGCCGACGGAATTGAGGCCGTGCGTGCCACATTACCAAAGACGTTCATTGATGCAAAGAAGGGCGCTCCTCTTATTAAGGCGCTTGAGAACTATAGAAAGATATTTGATCCACGAATAAACGACTATCGTGAGAAGCCAAATCATGATATTCATAGCCATTTTGCAGACAGTTTTCGCTATTTAGCAGTGAGCTATAAAAAAGTAACAGACGGCATGTCGCCAGAAGATTTAGAAAAAAGATATAGAGCCTCTTTGCTGACTCCTCGTTCACCTGAGCCGATGAGTAGGAGCACGGGATGGTTTTAACCTAAGGAGAAGGTATGTTTTTAGGCAATACGCCTTTTATACCGCAGACCAATACACCAGGTTCTGCGCGCATGGAGCGGTCATACTACGAATCCATAACCCAAAACCAGGCCTTCTGGCAGGAAGCGGATTACAATAACCGCGTCTATGCGGGTGATGCAGATGTATGGAACTTGATCATGGGTGGTGTACCCAACATACAACGCCGTCAGTTATCCTTTAACAGAGTACGACGTGTAGTAAACCTTATGTCAGGGTTCCAGCGCCGTAACCGCAAATCAATGGTAGCTATACCTATTGAGAACGCTGATAACCAAACGGCTGACGAGTACACAAAGATACTTATGTGGCTTGATCAAAAAGAGGGTATCCTCGATACGATATCCACTGCATTCCATTCGTCATTAATCTCAGGTATGTCACTTTTAAGTACGTGGATCGATTACCGCAACGATCCTATATCAGGTGATATTAAGTTCGGCTTTGATGCATACTCTAGCTTTCTGATTGATCCTTACTACCGCAACAGGGATTTTTCTGACTGTAACTATATCTGGAAACGTCAGTATCATTCACGACGCACAGTAATATCTATGCTTCCCGATAAAGAAGATGAGATACTATCGTTGCCATCTAACTTAAATGGACCATCAAAAGATCAGTTCTTCCAGTACATGCCAGAGAACTATGCCTTTAATATCTCTGACCTTGTGGCATATGATGAGTATTACTATCGCGCATACCGCAAACAGAAGATGTTAATTGATCGTCAAACGGGTGAAGCTCTTGAATGGACTCATGATGACGAATCATTAAAGCTTTTCATACAAACATACCCCAACATTTCCGTCATAGAGAATACAATACCAACCGTTAACTTAACCATAGCAGTACAAAATCGCGTAATGTATGACGGTCCAAATCCCTTAAACACCGATCGTTATCCATACGTTGGTGTATTTGCGTACTTCAATCCGGATCTGCCGTATTACCAGTACCGCATCCAAGGCGTAGTAAATGATCTGCGTGATGCACAATGGCTGTACAACCGTCGTAAGGCAATTGAACTTGATATACTTGAGTCTCAACCAAACTCCGGATTCATATACAAAGAAGACGCACTTGTTGACCCGAACGACATCTTTAAGGGTGGTCAAGGTAAAGGTATAGCACTTAAAAAGTCAGCTCAACTTACTGATTTGCAACAGATATTACCACCTGCATTACCACCAACAACATTTGAGGTAAGTAAATTACTTGCTGAAGAAATTATTCAGATCTCGGGTGGCAATGAGGAGCTTTTTGGCAGTGCAACTGATGATAAGTCAGGCATACTTTCCATGCTCCGCCAGGGTGCTGGTCTTACTACCTTGCAGATACTCTTTGATCAACTGGATCACTCACAAAAGCTTGCGGGTGAACTATTACTTGAGCTTATACAGAAGAACTACACTCCTGGTAAGGTTAAACGCATACTCAATGGCGCTGAACCGTCACCGCAGTTCTACAACCAAGCGTTTGGAAAATATGGCGTTACGGTTGAAGAGGGTGCTAATACCGTTACTCAACGACAAATGCAATTACTGCAAATGTTACAACTTCGTGAGATCGGTGTTCCAATTTCAAACACCTCAATACTCAAAGCTGCTAATTTAACAAACAAGCAAGAGATTATTGATGAGATGAATCAACAGGAACAAGCACAACAACAATCTTTACAACAACAAAACGAAATGGCTATGCAGGAAATGCAAGCACGTATCGAAGCGATGAAGTCTAAGTCTGCAGCAGATCAAGGCCTTGCCGTTGAACGATCATCACGTGTTGAAGAGAATAAGGCATTAGCAGTAGAACGTGAGTCTAAAGCGCACCTTGATGAGCAAACAGGCATCTTAAACATCGTCAAGGCGCTTAAAGAGATAGACGGTATTGATTTAAGCCATGTTGAGAAGTTGTTTAAGTTGAATGAAGCACTTAAGGCACAAGAAGCCGCTCAGGAAGAGATGCAGCCACAGAACTACCAACAGCAGGAACCAGTGTTTCCAGAAACTCCGGGGATGTATGCCCCGGATGGATCGGTAAAGCAGCAGTATATGCCACAAGAAGAACCACCTATGAGCGCAGACGCCAATAACCAAGCTCCTTATTAGCGAAAGTGAATGAAAATGAAAATAAAGATGCTTAAAATTAAACCACCCAAGGTTAAAGCTATTAAGATTACTATTAAGCCGGCTAAAAAGGTTAAGGCGAAGGCGATTAAAGTTAAGAAGATAATGAAAGATAAAGGGCTTGGTAAAGTTGCAAAGATTATGGACCAGTTTAAAGAAAAGCCATTGAATATTAAGAAAAGAAAATAAGCCTCAGACAAGTAGTTAGAGGTATAACCTGTTCGAAAGAACGTTTCTACGAAAGGCCAACCATGGCAAAAATGAAAAAGTACCACGGTACTAAGAAGAGTTACTTATTGAACAATGACATGAGCGCTATTGCTAACATGCCACAAGAAGCACGCATTGCGTCATATCCTGAATGTGATTACATGTCACAAGAGTATGGCGATACCTTGGAGTACTTGGACTCTCAAGAGAACAAACGTGTAGCGTCATTGCGTTCACAATACAAGCCAAGACGTTAATTATGTCTATAGCGCCACATCCTAAAGGTCTTGCTTTTAAGGTCTGGAAGGCAATCATGCATCCACCCAAGAAATCAAAGCCTACCGAAAAAGAACGTAAGGCAAATGAAATCCTTACGTCAGGTGAGATTGGTAGATTTAGAAAATATTAATACTAAGCCGGTAGTAAAGTGCCGGCTTTTAGGTGCTCTATGAAAAAACAAAAGTACACTGACAAAGAAAAGCTTCGCATGATCAAGAACAAACAGATTGATGAAGCTATGCTCCCTGAGAAGTCATCTGGATTTGCTAACTGCCCCGAGCAGCCCGTCATGAAAGAATTCAAGATGTATCACTTAGAAGATATGTTTGGAGAATGCGAAAATGAGTAAGATGAAAAAAGTAATTGCACACTTGAAAAGCGATTCAGCCATGTTCAAGCGTGAAGCTAAAGAAGATCGTAAGCTTATTGGTTCTTTAAAAAAGGAACACAAAAGCCATGAAATGCGTGAAAAGAAAGACGAGAAGAAGAAGCCTAAGCCCGTTAAGATAGCAAAAGCCAAACGGGCTTCCAAAATTAAGACTGTGATGAAAGAATTTGGTAAAGGCATGCTTCATGCAGGCTCCAAGAAAGGTCCCGTTGTAACGAATCCTAAGCAGGCTTTGGCAATAGGATTTTCTGAAATAAGACAATTAAAAAAAAAGAGAAAATAATCCATAAAGGGAATGTAATGGTTGCATTGATTTATTTGTTGATTGATAAGATAAAGAGCTATTTTAGTTGATTATTCATCTGCTCTCGAAGCGGTATTCCTTCTACTGACTTCGAGAGCTTTTATGTGGAGAAGAGATGACGCAACCGCGTAAACCAATTAGTCAGATAGTTAAAGAGCTCTCAGAGAAACAGTTTGATATGAGTGATGCTAACCCATTAGAACTGTCTCAAGAGCTTATGACCAGTTATGATGATCAACTTGCAAGTCAGGTGCTTGTGGGTAAAGAGAGATATCCGTCAGAAGACTTTTTTGTTGAAGTGCATGTATTACGCCCACGTATATTTGGTGGACACGTGCTACAATGGGTTATCATGCCCCGTAGCACATTGCCCACACCAACGTTTGATACGGTTGTCTATCGGTATTATCATGAGACAGGTAACATGAAAGTTTTATGGGTAATCCCTACACTTGAGATGTGTATAGATATCGATGTACATCAAAAGTCATTGGATCCCAGTTTGAATGAGATTAAAGAGTATGTATTAGCGTTTAAAAATGGCACGTTATTTCCCGATACACTTGCCAAGTATAAGGAGACATTATAATGGAAGAATCGATGTTTAACCTTGATGGAACACTTAGAAAACAACCAGCACAACCATTGTATCCTGAAGAAACGTATCCAGAAGAGCCAGAACAAGAAGAAGAAGTTCTAGAATCGACCGATGAGGGATCCCCAGCTCCCGTTAAAGCAACACCCAAAGGTGATTATGAAGAGAACGTCGCTCGTTTACGCAAAAAGAATGAAGCGATGGAATCTGAGTTGGAACAGATGCGTTATCAAATGCAGCAAATGGCACAGCAACAGAATGCTCGTCAAGATGACTTTAATCTTGGTATTAACGATGATGACTTAGCAGAAGGAAGGCATCTTTCTCAGCTGGCTAAAGAAGTAAAAAGCATGAAAGAAGATCTGCGCAGAACACGTGAAGAAGCAGAACGCATGGCCCTTGAGAATAAGCTTAAAACACGTCATCGCGACTTTGATGAAGTAGTTACCACTGACAACCTGAACCGATTAAAAGATGAGCAACCAGAAATATACCGCACCATTATATCGTCACAGGATACCTTTGCTCAGGCCGTAACTGCATATAAGATGATCAAGAAGTTTGGTATTGTAGAAGATGAAGACTCATCACTCCAAAAACTCGTTGCAAATACTACCAAGCCTCGACTTTCAGGGTCCTCAAGTACTATGCGTTCATCAACTGCGCTCTCAAATGCCAATTCATTTGCTGATGGTATAACTCCTGAAATGAAAAGAGCTTTACTTAAAGAAATGGCCGACGCTCGTAACAGTTAGAGGTGTCTATGAAGTACTTGGTTTTTTTGTTAGTATTCCCTTCAGTAACCTATGCGATGGAAGTCGATGAAGAACTGCGCCCTAAATATCACATTAATAATAGCGTAGTCTTCTTGCAAAAAAGCCAAGAACAACATGAAGACAAAAGCCCCATAGAAACACAGTGGCAGAATGCAAACCGACATACTCCTATAAACATAGCTACCATTGATACAGGAGTATCCAATAAGATGAAACTCGCTATAGCAGTTATTGGGGGATGCTCTACCGTTACGGCAGCAATCATTGCAGGATTAATCACGTATTATTCTGCTAAATGCTAATCCTTTATTATTC